AGGATGTTGATGGCCGTGGCTTCGGCCTTGGTCTGTACGATATAACCGTTATCCCCCGTAGACTGGTCCTCTACACTAAAGATTGCCATAGTCCCCGCGATTGGCTGTGGACTCAGAGTTACATAGTAACCATTGGCGTCAGTAGCAGGAGTAAACGTATACGGAACCGCCATGTCGCTTGCCTCGTAAGGATCGCGTGAAACGATGTCGGCAAGGGCTAAGTTCAATACTCGTGAGATAATTGAACGTGGATACAAGCGGCGCAAGTCCTCTGGGGTGTCCCCGCCAGTCAACCTGTGCTGTATTAATTCTATGGCTTGACGCTTGGTTATCATACTTTACTTGGCATTTGAGTCTGAATATTCCACTGGTTTTCATTACCAATTCCGACGTAGGTCTTGATCATATCGGTCAAGTGGTCTAGGCAGCTTTCCGGGTACTCAAATTCAACACTCAAACTTGGAGAGCCGGCTGGCTGAACGGAATTGTTCGTGTGAAAAGTTCCGGGTGGCAAATACACGGGGATTCCGTTAGCGTTAATGTCGTAGTCAAATACAGGTTGAATTGGCTCTCGTATGTAAGTAAAAGTTATCCGTGGCATATACGGATAAATAAAATATCGATCGTTTCGTGTAACTAAGATTGGGTCGTTCTCCTGCGGGTTGTCAACCGGGCTTGTGATTGAGTTACGCATCTTGGCGTCGAACTCGTGTTGGCTCACAAACTCAATGCTTCGGTAGTTTGTATCATACGAGCAGTTGTTGTTGAGCTGCTCAAGGAAACTTGCGGTTGCCTGATACCAAATGTCGGAAGGAATTTGAGCGTATCCTCCGCGCTCTGGTCGCCCCTGCAATACAGGTGTGAACGACATTGCGGGATACTGAGGAGAACCCAATGTTTTAATAAATGTCTGAAGGTCACTAGTAATCTCTCGGTCGCGTTCAAAGTTGTCTACCAGGGTATTGAGATAACGCTGGTTAACAATCTTAATCCCCCGATTGAAATCATCGGGCGTGATGTAGCCGCCCCTCAGATCCTTTCCGGCTCTGAAGAGAAGCTCATCATATATCTGTCCGAGGTTAGTAGTCATTATGGGTAAACTTCAATTTTTATTGACGCCAATACTAATAAGCCGTCTTCATAATTTATTGGCCCAGCTCCAGTTGCACCAGCCCCTAATGTTCCGACTATAACATAATTATCGGCAGTTCTCACGCCCTGTATCGAGGCGATATAACTAGTGGAGCCTCCCCCTCCGTAATTTACAAATACAGTCGTTTTATTTACCTTGAATGGACTTCCAGTAGCTTCACATCGATATAAACCAGCAGCAACTCTTCTCCATACAATTGTTTCGCCTGTTGTATTTAATACAACTGTGGCTGTAGGGTCGGCTGATCCAGATTGGGTTAATATTGCGGTATAAACTTTTGGAACAACTAAGGCTGTTTCAGTAACCTGGCCCGAACCACTAGAATTTAACGACAAGAAGTACGTGGGGTCAGTTTCAATAAAGTTGCCTTGACCATACTCATTTAAAGTTGCTGAACCATTAAAGTTCAATGTCAACGCCGGACTTTCTACGTTAGCATTTTTAGTGGTAATTTGGAGGTTTGAACTTCCAGTTGTTGCATTAACCCAAGTGCTTGTAATTTTAGAGGTAACACCAACTGATCCACCAACATTTTCAGCGGCAAACCAAATCGAACTGCCAATTCCATCCGCAGCGGCGCCGGCAGTGTTTGTTGTTGTTAAAAGAGCATTTATACCTACACCTGAAGAACCTCTATTTACATCCAGCAAAAGAGGAACTCCGTCAGTCGCAATTACTTGCAATGTCCCATCATCACTTGTAATGATGAAGTCATTTCCATTGACGTCTATTGTGGTGTCGTCATCAAGAGTGCCTCCGAGACGGAAATCATCCCCGACTTTAGTCAAACCATTTACACCATCAAGGGCGCCTAATGAATTTTGAAGAGCTGTAATATCGCCATCTATTACTGTGAACAACGCATCAGCTTGAGTAAGCTGTCCTTGAACGTCGTCAGCTGTCAAATTAGCACCAGGCACAGCTGAAACGTCGGCCGCAGCGACTACTGCTTGGTAATCATAGAACTCAACCCAAGTAGGATTTCCGGCGGTGTTTGCCGTACACAAGTACAAAATGCCTGTAGTTGTGTTTTCCCATATCGCACCCACTTGAACGCCGGCTGCACTGTCGGCGCTATTAGGTGGTGGACCATCACCTGCTGGCTCAAGAGTAAATAATCTAAACTGAAAAGATTCAATTATACTGTCGATTACAGAAGTTGCCGAATTGTTTGACACCCAGTAGTAAACATTGTCATCGCAGCAAGCACACTCGCACCCGGAGGCGTCGAGATTAGCCTTGATGAGATCAAGCGTAGCTCTGTATTTATCGGTTTCGCCGCAAGACCTGTAGTTCTGCGCTTCTGCATAGTAAAGAAGCACATTATCTACAAACACTTGGTATTTTGAAATTCGGTTGCGTTGCAGCTCGTTTGCATGAGCTACACGCAAGCTCTCTATGCACGGTGTAAGGCCGCAAAGACTACCGGAACAACTTACCGCAAATTCTTTGCTCACAGAAGTCGTGTACAGAAGGAGTAACCCGTCTGTTTGAGTTTGCTCTATTTGCTGCGTCAGAGAAACGGTATAAGTCCCTGTTGCAAGCGGATTTAATTGAGAGTCTAGGTTTGGGTAAGGAAGAGATGTAGTAAAAACATTTCCAGGGAATGTTGGGCTAAGTGTTGCCCATCCTGGGTAATTAATAGTGCAACTCAAAGAAGACACGACCTCATTTGAAGCAAGTGTGGTTGTGTTAGAAGCTGCCCAAGATCCGCTATCCCCAAACTCACAATCGTAAGTGAAACTCACATTTGCTGTGGTTTGAGTACACCCAGAGTAAGTAAACACTCCGCTAAACTGAACATTTGTTATGTCAAAGGCGAATTGCGTGAATAAAGGAGACGAAATAACAGTAGATGTTACTATGTTTATGTTGGGATCCGTAAAATCAATGGACTCAATAAAAACATCGAATTGAGCTGGCGCCCCCAAAACAAGATTTATGTCGTTACCGGGTTCTAAAAAATCGACAAGCCAAAGCGGGCTTCCATCAGCAATAATAGTATTTGCTGTTGGAATAGTGACAATGTCAAGCGGAGTTAATGCTGTATTTAGTCGAAGGCTGTACTCAAAGGTGTACACACCGTTTGCTACGTTTCCATTCAAATCAAGTTCCAATGGAAATAGAAAAACCTGGGGATTGCTCCCCAAGTTTTCAAAATCTATCATCGGATCTAGAATTGTATTCTTATTCTCAATTACATCTCCGTTAAAAGAGATTACACCCAGCCCCTTAGCTTTAGCGAGGACAAGGTCTATGCCTAATGCAGCATAATCCGTTGTGTCTGTTACTATACCCGTTGGCGGCGAAGCCGTTAGATCAAACGAAAGGGTTACGGTGCTAATCATCTTTTTATAGTTTTCTTAATTTACCTAATAATTCTTCATTTACCTTGAGGTGGTCAATCAATGCAAATGCAGCTTCGCTACCGGTTTGCGTTGACTCAAAAAATGGTGATTTCAACCACTTTGTTCCATCGCCTCTACGGTCGCGAATATACCACATTCCGTCCTCATTTTTGATAAAATTTTCACTCAAAAGTCTGTTTACCAACTCGTGGATGGTTTCGCCATCCGCTGACTTGGTTTGAACCGGCTTTGCTGAGTTGAGGATTTCAAAAGCGTTCTTCTTGAATGTTTCGCTTCCCCTCTTGATTGAATCATGCAGCATTACGCGAGTTTCGTCTTCAGTATGAAGAGGAGCCATGCCAAGACCATCAATGGTTTTCAAAATAGTCTTGTAATCAGTATCGAAATAAATAAGGTTCTCAAGCTCACGAGCGGCTTTTGCCATGCTAATTTTGCTCTTAGCCTCAATATCCTTCTTCTCGTATTCGTATCTCACATTTTGAGACTTGTGCAACGAGTGATTGCCATCTACTATTGGACACATATAATGGATGTAGAACAAGAGGTCCTTTTGGTGTGGCTGAATAGTAAACCCATCACCAATGCGAAGTCTTGCGCCTTGGTAGTTGTAGTTGCCATTAATTACCGACGGAGCAACTGTGGTGTACATTAATGTGTACTCAGACTCCGATTCTTTATCGTAGAAATTAGCAGTTGTCTTAATGGAAGATGCTCCAGGAGCCTGGATCATTAAGACAGGTTCTGAATCAGGATTATTTGTTGGAACCTTGTATGTTTTAAGTTTGTAACGGTCAGCAACCCTTAAAACAACGGGTCTTTTTTCGTTAAAAAAATACGGAAATTCATTTTTCAATTCCTGTTCTGCCCATTCTGGAACATCTACAGGAGAGTTGTTGCTTAGATCAAATAACATATCGTTTTATTTTTTGTTTGTGTAAAAACCGGGAGAAGTTTCCTCCTCCCGGTTTTGAATTTACTAAGATTAGGCTGTGAACAAACCGTATTTGTTAGCGTTTACAAACTTGTAAGCTACTTCAGATACGATGTGAACACCGAGCTGCCATACGTCAGTCTTGTTAGCTGCCGCACGACCACCTGTTTGCCACATATTCATGAATGCACCTGGCTTGTGGCACAGACGGATATACTTACCCATGTTGCCAATACCATCGTCAACACCTCCATTGGTACTCAATGGAATCAAGAACGCAAGGTTTTTCCAAGTGTTGTCTGTTTGAGCAGGTCCATTTGATCCAACACCAAACATGGTTGGGTTATCGAAGATACCCATACGAACAAATCCGAAGTTCTTGTTGTTGAACACGAGATTGTTGAATGAGAAGGTCTTGCTCATCAAGTCAGCGTAAGCACCCTCACCCCAGAACGTCTTCTCCATTTGAACCTTGTTAACTTGTACGTTCAATTGAAGTGGGTTGTTAACGATTGGAGTACCTTGGAACAAATTCTGCTCAAGCAAAGACTGCATATAACCACTTGCCCAAACCATGTAGTTCTTTACAGAACCATCCTGTGAAGACAAAGCAGCTTCCATTTCATAGAAATCAGCAGTATTTGGACCAGTCAAACCACCTGTAGAAACAACAGTACTAGAACCACCGTTATTACCTGAACCATTGTTCTGAATAGCATCATACAAACCTTGAGTGGTTTGGAATGAAGTGGCAGTAATACCTGTATTGTAACCAGTAGCGTTAGAAGGAACACCAGCAAAGAAGGTGTTTACAAGTGCAACTTGGTGTTCACGCTGCAAGTAGATGATGTCGCGTGAGTTAGAGTAAGGAGTCTGAACACCATTCTCCAACTGAGAGTACCAAAGTTGGTTGTAAAGCGCCTCTGAACTAGAAGTAGTATCGTTACGGAAAGTCTGCAAAGGAGAGGTGTGAACCGTGTCGAATGTAAACTTAGAAGCGTAAGCACCACCATTTTCAGGAGCTGAGTTACCTACGTAGTACATCAATCCAGCAGGAGCAGCAGCGCCTGTAGTAATCAATGCAGCCATAGTAACTGTATTGGCCGCAGACTTAGCGGTGATTTGGTAGAGCGCACCAGTTGTTGCGTCTTTCCAGATATCACCGACGTTAGGCCAAGAATAGTCAACACCGCCAACAGGTACCACGTTAGCAGGATCCAAGGTTACCGTGTAAGGACCCGCACCTGTTGCGGTTACGGTAATTGGAGCCTCCATACGAGTCATCTCAAACCAACGAACGCGTGGATTCTTCGCGATTTCGCGGTTACCTACTGCGTTCATGATTTGGTTCATCGCATCGAAATACTCATCACCAAAGGGAAGATATGCTACCGCATCGAAGTCTTCCATGATAGCATCCCAGTTATTCTGGATGCCACCGAATGTCATGCCACCGTTATTTGCTGCCGATATCGACAACGGATTTATGGTGGGACTCTGTACAAATGCCATTGTATTAAATTTTTTTAATGGTTAATTATGATTTTAGCGTCTGTGATGGCAAAGGAATTCCGCGCTCCATGAGATCTCTTTGAGCAGCGGTCAGACCTTTTTGATCGACAGACGTTTTGCCTACACGGTTCGGCGTTTTAGGCTGACCATTGTAGACTTCGCGCACTACCTTTTTTTCGGTTTGAGCCATAAGTGACTTGGCTATTTGAACTCCTAAATCCCCAGACTGAACCTTATGAATGAGGATTTGGTTCGTTAACCACTCACGTACCGCTTGTTTACCTTCCTTTGTGGTGGTATCAAAGGCTTGACCTAAATAACCAGCATACTGCGACTTCAAAATCGAATCGACCTCTTCGTTTGAAACTTGTAACGAAACTTCCGAATCGCCGAATTTGTAGGGGACCTCCTTTAGCTGCTTGGCGTAGGTCTCTGCCTCGGCAAGTGCTATAGTCTGTCTTTCCGCAATCTGCTTTTGAGTTTGGCTCTTTAGCTCTTTTGCAAATGTAAAAGGATTTTTAACATCCTCAACTTCTTTCTTTGTTTTATTTATCAGTTCAATCGCGTCGATTGCATCTGATTTCAACAAGGCTGTAGGGTAGTATTCTCCCTCACCCAAATTATACTTTTCTCGAATTGCCTCTTCAATGGTCTGAGAACCCAACTGCTTGAACTTATGTGGGTTCTTAACAGCCTCGGCAATAATCAAAGCTCTCAATGGATCTTGCATCAAACTTTCCTCGTTAGAAGAAATGATTTGATTTGCAATTGAAGCGTTCAATCCCTTTTTGCTAAATGCAACAAGATTGCGGGCCTCTTCATTTCCGCCAAACGGATCGTCAGCCTCTTGAAGAATGGCAATACCCTCTTCAATATCCTTTTTTCTTTCCTCAAGCTCGGCTGCTAATTGCTTGTATGACTTAAATTGCTCAAACTCACTCTTAAATGAATCCTCGCTCTCGTACCCATAGTTAGCAAACCACGCCGGTGGCTCCTGGTTAACTTGTTCGTTTACTTGTTCGGTTACTTGATCGTTTACTTGTTCGTTCACCTGTTCGTTTTGATTTTCTAATTCGTTCGTTTCCATATGTTTTATACTCTACCTGTGATTTCGTTTCCGTATTGTGCCTCAAGAGTTGCTTCAAGATTTATTTGTTCCATCGCTTGTTTACCCTTGAGCAATTGAATCTGGTAATTAGAATCAGCCTTCAACTTCTCAAGCTGCTGCTGCTTCATTATTTCCATGTTCATCTTTTCGCGCTCTTTCTGTATTTCTATTTGAGCAAGCTGCATTGCGGTTTGGCGTTTAGCTTCCTCAGTCGCCAAGGCAGATTGCTGCTGACCTTGAATGGTCTGCTGCATCATCATCTGGCTAAACTCTTCTTCACGTACCCTCGCAGCATTCTCTTCCATTGCCATAAACCAAATAGCCTCGTCAACATCTCCGTTTTTCAACAACTGAGCTACGCGCTCTACGCCTGAAGGGCGAAGAATCGTATATCCATCTTTAGTTGGGATCTGAGACATTTGAACGGCGCGTTGAAGAATCATGCTCTTCTCCTTTTCATTAGGGAGAACTTTGCACGTTATCGCAAGCTGATCCAAAGACAAGCCTTCAATCTCATCCAAAGCGCTGATCATGTTTTCACCAATAATGCTTTCGTAAAACTCTTTAATCTTAGGGTCAAATTCAATATCTATACGCGCCTGGTGAATCAAACGCTCTCCCAGCTTCTGTTTGAATTGACGCTCTGACTCGCGAAGCGGCCAGTTAGCGTGGTTTCCAGCAACATAATCAGCCTCCATTACTCCAACCAAACGCTCTGCCGACTGGTCTGGACTAGCAGCCATTGCATCTGGAATACCCATGAGATCCTTGATCATCATCTGAATATTGGCAATCTGTGATAACCATTCTTGCCCCTGTGGACCAAGACCATTATCCATTTCTGCCAATGGCTGAGATACATACTTGCCGGTTGCCGCGTTGAACTTGGTTGCGACAATCTGAATACCGTTTTGACGGTGAACGTGCATGAGGTCGAACAGGTCGTACTCTACACCTCCAATTTTAATGTTAGCGGCCTCGCCAACATCGATTCTATATCCTTTTGGAGCAGCCGCCCATACAGCTGCGCGTAACTTCAATACCGCAAACATCAAGTCGTCAAGTAATCCCTTCACGCTGCGTGTAGGAGACTGACCGTTGATACGATGAATAACATACGAACTCATTGGAGACAAGCCCTTCTGCATTTGGTTTGGCTTCTTTCTCCATTCATAAATTTTGTCTTGACCCGTACCCGAAATAATGTAAGAACCCTCGTACCAATAGTTACAAGACACCTCATCATAGGTATCGTTAGGATTCTTTTTCTTTTCGTCTACCGGCTTATTGTTTCGGATATAATTACCATACCCCTGCTTATTTGTACGCTCTACATATTGCTTGTAGTCGGTAGATAAGTACTCAAACTTCAGTACGTAAACCTTGAAGTCCATCCAAACCCAACGGTTTGTAGTTGCGTCCTTACGCTCAAACGCCCACTGTGGGATTGTAGATATACTTGTTTGATAAGGAACATAGGATTTAGCCATTGCCTGAATTTGCGCCTCTGTAAACCCTGCATCTATCAACTTATCGTAAATAGATTGAACGGTTTCGGCTTCAATGTGTCCAATAGCTGCCGGCTCATCTTGGTTGTCTTCATTCCAAAGCATAACCATTCGAGCAGGATCCACATAATGGAATTTTACCTGACCAGTAATTGGATCGTTGTAAACCTTAGCTGCGCGGAAGTGGAAGTCAATAGCGTCACGGTTAAACTCCATTCGCTGGCTAGACCAATTAGAGGATCTAAATCCAGACTCAGCCAGTTTTTCAAGGGCTACTTCATAACGAGCCTTAAAGAACCCCATTCTATCAGCAACTTCAAGCATTTGCTTGTCTGCCGGAATAAATGGTACATTAAATTCTGGAAGACCAAATTGTTTAACTAATGGATTTACAATCTTAGACTTAACGTATGTTTCAAACTTAGCTCTTTTCTTGTTTGTTATTACGTTTTTATCTAAAGAAACACAGTCAAGTTTGTAATCGTTATCAGCAAGAATTGATAGAAGAACATTCGATAGTTTTCGCATGGGTGAGAAAATGTCATAGCTAACATTAGCCATTGCCTTTCTTTGAGCCTTGCTCATACCCTTTGTTGTGGTGGAGGCATCTCCTTGAGAAATACCCTTGGTTCCTATTGGTGATCCGTTTGTAAACCAATTTTTGTATTTTTCCTGAGATTGATTTCCAGCACCATAATTCCTAGTCTCCTGCATCTCAGGAAGTTGAGTATACGTAAAATATGTTCCACCCGCACAGAAACGGGTGTACAAAGCTCTTGCACAACGTAATCCAAACTCCGGCTTTAATTTATCGATCTCAGGTATGTTGTCGTTTGGAAACAACATACTGCCAAGTATCTGTGGCAATATCATATCTTACAAAATTTGGTTAACCATGACAAATGTACTACATTTTTTATTAAATAGTTGAAAACAATCATTCTACATCAAACATTGCAAAACCGCCTTTTACCTCAATTGGCTGGTAAACTTCCTTGTAAAGGTCTGGCATTCTGCTCTTTATAGCCCTCATACACCAACCTGTTGCCGCACACAAGTCATGGTTTGTCAAGTCATCAAGACCCCTCATCTGACTCCACTCCTCAATTATCTCCCACATTTTCACGTACTTAACATTGTTATTGAAGAATGTCATAATGTCTCCAGCCATTTCGTTTTTCTCAGCCTCACCCGCCCATACACCTGGTCTTGCATCCTGCTTTCCATCAGACCCCAAGTCCTTCAAAAGGTAACCATCGAATCCATTATCTCTAAAGTATTCTACCAGGGCTTCTCCATCGGGCCATTCTGGGTAGACGTATGCTCCAAGGAACACAGCAGCCTTTAGCCATTCCTCATGATATTCGGCTTTATCTTCAGTTTGTCTGTTGTAAATCAAAACCCAGTCGTTACTCACCCACTCATTCCTTGGCTTGGTGTCTGGGTCTATTTGGCTGTCTCGTTTGTAGAAAACAGCAGCCGCCGCGTTAGACTTCTTTTTGCCAACCGTGTTTCTCTTATGGAACTTTACCGGGTCACAACAGAGGAAATACTTATTCATGACCGATGGATCAGGAGCGTAAATTGGACCCCTTTCCTTTGGAGGAATGTAACCCTCTTCGGCTGTAACAACCGTTCGTCTGTTTCTCTGTTCTAGTGGAGGGAGGTACGTCATGGTCCAACTTCCTTTGGGATCGTTTTCTACATAAACATCTCCTCCAAACTTGTCCCCCGCCCACTTAAAGTTTACCTTAGTACTGATTGGTGTACGAGAAAACTTTAGTTCCGAGATACGGTCACGCATCTTCTCGATTGGCATACCCATATCTTTTGGTATTACAGCAAACGCTTGTTTCCAACTCATTGGGAAGTTCTGCTGTAACTTGATCAGCTTCTGCCATTCGCGCTTGCGCTCGAAATAGTCGGCTTGGTTTAGCAAGTATGATTTGGCTCCCTTGGTAATCCATTTTCCCTCGTTGGACATAACCGGTTCCTTCGGGTCGTCAATGATGCTTGCGCCGTACTCGTCGATGTATCCCTCTACCGCGTAGTAACCGGGTAGGAAGAAGTTGATGAGTCCAGATGGAGTGGTTCCGTTCTCGTTGCGGTCAGAGAAGTGTGAGTCGTTGGCAATGTCAAAGAACTGCGCTCCACCCCCAGTATCCATGTCACCTACGGTAGAGGGCATGATGCAGAATCCTCGGATGTTCTCCCCACGCTCGATGGCGGGCTTCATCGTATTGTACCACCACGTC